GACGGATCGTCTGGGCCTTGATCGCCTCGATCTCGGCGGCGTCCTTGGCGTCCTCACGCAAGATCGGCATATCCGCCGGGTCGAACCACAGTTCGGCGTCGGTGGGGACCTTGACCAGCGGCGACAACGCCCGGCAGACATCCTGCAGGGTCGGGTAGATCCACCCGTCGGCGAAGTTGCGGCGGGCGACGCCGAGGTTCCCGGCGTTCAGCGACGACCCAGCGAGCCCCTCACTGACGCCGAGAATCGGGGCTGGCACCCGCGACAGCACCGCGATCCGGGTCTCAGACTGCCCCTGCACGCTTTTCAGGTCGAGCTCGGCCAGGTTGCTGCCGACAACGGTCGCGTCCGCGCCCTGGGACAGGTACAGGGTCTTGTAGGCGTTCGCGGCGCCGCTGTGCTGGGCCTCCAACACCGCGACGAGCTTGTCGAACGCTTCCTCCTGCCCGGCGGTGAACGGCAACCCCTTGATGACCAGGTTCGGTGTTGCGCCGTTGGCGAAGTAGGCAAGCTTGTGGTCGACCGCGGCGCGGTCGCCCTGGATCTCCCGAATCGCCGGCGTCAGCCAACTCATACCGATCCCGGCGTGTTCGGGGTCGGGCAGCGGCGACCAGTGCGCCACATCGGTCGGCAGCAGCGTCTCAGGGGTGTTCCCCGAGGTGAACCCGCCGTTGCAGTACACGTAGCCGAGCAGCTCGCCGTCCAGGGCGTGGGCGGGATCGTCGGGTTCGCGCTGGCTGCCGTAAACGATCGCGACCCAGTCCGGGCGGAGCACCCGCAGCCGGGTCGCCTGCCGGAGCACGTAGGCGTTGCCGGCGAGGCCGGCGTGCCATTCCATCCGGGTTAACAGCTCCCCGGTGGTCGCGTTCGTCCACGGCCGCTCCAGGATCGCCAGATCCTGGGTGGTGAACTGCCTGCGCGGGTTCCGCGCCCATGACCGCTGGCGGAACAGCACCCGCGCCTGGGACAGGACCAACGCCCGGACCATCTGCGCGGCGAACGCGGGCGGGCACAGCCTGAGCGCGGCGAGATACCCGGGCAGGGTCGCGCTGATCTCGGTGATCCGCTGGCCAGCCAGGGTCTGGTTCAGGCCGAGGGGGTAGCTGTTGCCGCCATAGCTGAACGACGAAATCGCCGGGATCAGGTAGTCGTTCAGCCAGGTGTCGACCGCGTACCGCTGCTCGTCGGGCCAGCTGGCGACCTGAGCGGCGGCGACGCGTTCAAGAAGGCCGGGCACGCGGCCCCGCCTCAGTGTCGCGGGCCTCCTGATAGCCAACCTTGACCGCCGCGCCGCAGAACACCAGCCCGGTGACCGCCTGTCCGGCCAGCCAGCCCAACACCCAGAAGAAACCGACCAGCAGCGTCAGCAGCGTCCGGCCGGGATGGATCTCACGGGCCTCCGCCCGGACCCGCTCAAGCGGGACAGCGTCCAGCACCTTGGCCATGCGTGTCGTCTCCTCAGCGCCAAGCGGCGGCGAACGCCGAGGCGTCGTCGATGAACTCACCAGCAGCCAGGGCATCGTTGCGGGCGGCGTCGGCCAGCGTCCCCGCCACCGCGGCGTCGATCTTCCTCGGGCTGTTGGGCCGGTCCTTCTGGATCACGAACGGGCGCCGCTCCCCGTCGTCGACCCGCAGCCGCACATACAGCTTGTGCGCGTTCCCCATGTGGCGGGCGAGGCGGCTGTCACCGTCATGGGTCAGCTCACCGGTGCGGATCCCAGCGTCAACAGCGCCGATGGCGGGGGCGAACCGGCCAGCCGAGTTGGTCGGGAACTCGGCCACGACCTGCTTGCCGAACTCCTCAGCCCACGCGGCCAGCCACGCCTTGTACTCCCGCGGGTCACCGTAGAACCGGACAACCTTCCAACGGTGCATGGCGGTGCGGACGGCCTGGTCGACCTCGACCTGGGGCACCTGCCAGCCGTCACCAGCCGGCCCGGGGGGGCGTTCCCACATGTCGATCACGAACCAGTGCCGGTCGCGGGTGCAACCAACCAACGCGGTCGAGTCACGCGACAGCGACCCGTCAAAACCCATCCCGATCGGCGCCCCATCCGCCACCACCACCGTCGAGTCAGCCCGGGACGCCCACACCTGCGGGTCAACCCAGCGGGCCGCCCCGGCGCGACGCTGGTTGAGGAAGTAGCGACGCTGCTCGTTCTCATCGAACCGGGGGTCGCGGATGTCGGCCATCAGCCGATCCAGGTCCATGACCTCAGCGAACGGCCCGTAGCCGTGGTGCAGTTCGGCCAGCAGCGCCTGGCCATCGGTCAGGTCAGGTACGGCGTCGTCGGCGGCGCCGCGATGGTCGAACAGCAGGCGGGGGAGGGTGCCCCTGGCGTGCTCGGTGTGGGTGTCCTCAGCGACCGAGTTCTCACCAGGCGCGTACATCGTCGAGGTCTGCAGCATCCACCCCTCAGCGTCGCGGCGCTTGGCGGTGTTGCGCTTCACCATCCGGTACATCGACCGGAGTTCCTCGAGCACATACAGGTGGGTCTCGTCCGCAACCGCGAACGTCTCCTTGCCGCCATCCTTCGCCGCCGAGCTCGCGGTACTCGGCCGGATCTCCCCGCCGCCGGGCAGATACGTCCGCGTCGAGGTCTGCCAGTCGCGGCCGACATCGACCCCGCCGAACACCTCGGGATACACGTCGCGGGCGTGGTTGAGCATGTAGGAGACGTTCAGGTAGGTGTTGCCGCTCTGGCCTTCCTCGGTGGACAGACAGC